AGATGGATATAGAATGTATACACTACGTCCATGGATGATATACAGTGAAGATCCTTCTCAACTTATCACAATAAACGATCATATGATTATTGGAGAAACAACACCTGCTAAACCTCTTATGAAGCAGTATCAAATTTGTATACAAGATTTTAAGAAAAATTATGAAAAAGAAGAGATGCAAACTACAGATGATAATTGGGCTCAGAATCTTACTGATGAACAATTAGGACAGATGATTAGAGAAATATCTAAAGATTCTGATTCAAATGTAATTGATCTCTTTTCAGTTGATAAAAGCAAGATGCATTAATGGAAGATTGTGACTCATACGTAAAGTATCCAAAACATAGAAAATGGTTCAACAAATTGTGGCTAGCAGAAATGCTTGGATATAAATGTGGACCAGCTGGTACTGATATTCCAGAAGATGGAGTGTATGTAGTTAGACCTATTTACAATTTAGGTGGAATGGGTGCTGGTGCTAAAGTAGTTGAATTAAAAAAAGATGATTACACATCAGTTCCTCCAGGATACTTTTGGTGTGAATACTTTAACGATCTTCATTACTCTGGTAACTATAGATTTGTGTCAGGCCAAATTCCTTATTGGGAACCAATTGGATGTTGGCAAGGAACTAACTTTCCTATAAATCTTAGTAAATTTACAGAATGGAGAAGAGTTAGTTTAAACAAAGCTCCAAAAGTTTCTCGAGAATTTAATGAACTTTTTGATGTAGCCGTTATAAATGTTGAATTTATTGGAGACAAACCTATTGAAGTTCATTTAAGAAAAGGTGCTGATCCAGATTATGATGTTATGATACCTGTATGGAAATCATCTCCTCAAGATTTTATTGCTCATCATAAATTGCATGATTATGAATTCATTGAATCATATGATGATGCTAATAAACAATTAGATGATCCCCGATTAGGATTTATGGTTAAGTGATATACTGCCCCCTCCAAGGCAGCTGCCTTATTATACAATAAAAAGTGAGATTTGTCAACAGGTTATATTATGAAAATTTCAGAGGCAACTATTCACAGAAAACCTTATGCTAATCATCAAATGATGATCACAAAATTATGTACTTATGATCATATAAACATTTTAAATTGGACTGTAAGTAATCTAGAACAATTAAAAAGTGAAGTTGAAGATAACAATTGGTTTTATAGAAGAATCAGAATTCCTAAATTCTCCTATGTAGCCAAAAAAAATCAACTTATGATAAAAATGGAATTTATGTTTGGTAAACAACTTAATTTATCTAGCTCTAACAGACAAAAATGGAAAGATATTATTTGGGAAGATATGGTCAATATAGATGATAGATATGCTTTTAAAGATTATAACTTAGATAATTTTATCCTTCGAGGTACAAAACCTCAAAGTGAAAACGATCCATTTTGGGAAATAGCTTTTGTGGATTTGGAAGCATATGTAGAAACAAAAAAATCAGATAGAATTACTTCCTTTAAAAACAGTAAACAATGGCAGTTGTAATTATTGAATAAATAATGTATTATAATTATGAGAGGTGAAAAATGGCAAAGAAAAAAAGTATACATTATGTGAATAATGCTGATTTTTCGACAGCTGTAGTTAACTATGTTACTCTTCTTGATGAAGCAAGAAAACAAGAAAAAACACTTCCAGTAGTACCAGATTATATTGCTCAGTGCTTTCTGAGAATCGCTGAAGGCTTGTCTCACAAGTCAAACTTTGTTCGCTACACATATCGCGAAGAGATGGTCATGGATGCTGTAGAAAATTGTTTAAAAGCTATTGAGAACTATAATTTAGAGGCTGCAACCAGATCAGGAAAGCCAAATGCATTTTCATATTTTACACAGATTAGTTGGTATGCATTTCTAAGACGTATAGCTAAAGAAAAGAAACAACAAGATATCAAAGCTAAGTATATCACTCAATCTGGTATCGAAGAATTCATAGCATCAACAGAAGACAAACAAGCAAAGCAAGTTGCACAACGATTTGTTGATACATTACGTGATCGTATTGATCGGGTAAAAGATGTAGACGCTCAAATGAAAAAAATAGTTAAGGCAGAACGAAAGAAACGAAAGGTCGTAGCAGATTCTGATTTAACGGAGTTTATGACATGAGAATTATGTTAACAGGGGCTGAGGGTATGATTGGATCAAAACTCAAAGCTCATTTAGGTTTAAATGGATATAATGTAACTGAATTCAAAGGCGACTGCTGCAATTGGGCAGATTGGGAAAAATATAATGAAGGATATGATTTTCTAATACATTTAGCTGCATATGCTGGAGTTAGAGATTCAGTAAAGGAACCAGATAAGTATTTTTCAAATAATGTTGGAGCAGCTGGTAATGCTTTTATATGGGCTAATCAACATGTAGCAAATGGTAAGACATTGTATGCATCATCTTCTAATGCTGCTGAGTGGTGGTCTAATCCATATGCAACTACTAAAAAAGTAAATGAAGTTCAAGCAATACATTACAATGCTATAGGTATGAGATTTCATACTGTATGGCCAGGACGTGATGATATGTTGTTTAGAATGTTAGAAAGAAATGAAGTTACATATATCAATGAAGGTCATACAAGAGATTTTATTCATGTAGATGACTTATGCAACGCTATCAAGCTAATACTAATAAACTTTCAAAAAGTTATCGATACTAAAGGAACAATTGTTGATATTGGTACAGGTCACAGTACAGAAGTAAAAAGTGTTGCCAAAGCGATGGGATATAGGGGACAATATATAAATGATCCAACTCCTAATGAACGTACTCATACCAGAGCAGATGTTGAATGGTTATACAATTTAGGATGGGGTCCAAAGTATAATATATTAAGTTACAAAGGTAATAATATAGTACACATATGAAAATAGCAATTTTGAATGATACCCATGCAGGTATTCGTAACAGTAGTGAAATCTTTATAGACAATGCAGAACAATTTTATGACAAAATATTTTTCCCTTATGTGTTGGATAATGGCATTAGTCATATCTTGCATTTGGGTGATTATTACGATAACAGGAAGTTTATAAACTTCAAAGCGCTTCATAGAAATCGTAAAATGTTTTTAGCCAAGTTAAGAGAACATGGTATAACTATGGATATCATACTTGGTAATCACGACACATTTTATAAAAACACAAATGATCTCAATGCTCTGAAAGAACTTCTTGGTCATTATATGAATGAAGTTAATATCATTATGGAACCTACAATTATGGAATATGATGGAACTAATATTGGTTTGGTTCCATGGATAGCACCAGATAATGAAGAACAATCGTTAAACTTTATTAAGAATGTTAAGTGTGATATTCTAGGGGGACACTTCGAAATCAGTGGATTTGAAATGATGAGAGGTATGGTAAATGAACATGGACTGAGTCCTTCATTGTTTAAACGATTTGAGTTAGTACTGTCTGGTCACTATCATGTTAAGTCTACAAAAGATAACATACACTATCTTGGATCCCAGATGGAATTTTTTTGGACTGATGCACATGATAAAAAACATTTCCATGTCTTAGATACTCAAACACGCGAGTTAACTGCTATACATAACCCTCATACTTTATTTGAAAAGATTATGTATGATGATACAAAAGAAGATTATTTAACTTGTGATATATCAAGACTAGATAATAAATTTGTTAAGATAGTAGTTGTTAATAAATCAGACACATTTACATTTGATAGATTTGTAGATCGTGTTAATAATAAATCAATTCACGATCTAAAGATTGCAGAAAACTTCAATGAATTTCTTGGAGACAGAGTAGCAGATGATCAAATATCTGTTGAAGATACTAACGTATTGTTGTATAGTTATATTGATGGAGTAGAAACAGATCTTGATAAAGATAGGATTAAAAAACAAGTATCCGATCTTATGACAGAAGCACAAGCGTTAGAAATTGCATGATATTATTTAAGACTTTACGTTGGAAGAACTTTCTTTCAACAGGTAACAATTGGTCAGAACTTGACTTTGGAAAAGAAAAAACTACATTAGTAGTTGGCCAAAATGGTGCAGGTAAATCAACAATGTTAGATGCATTAGCATATGCATTGTTTGGTAAAGCTCACCGTAACATTAAGAATGCTCAGTTAGTAAACAGTATAAACAAAAAGGGAACAATAGTAGAAGTTACGTTCAATGTAGCAGGTTCGGATTTCAAAATCATAAGAGGCCAAAAGCCAACTATATTTGAAATTTGGAAAGGTGATGTGATGCTTAATCAAGACTCACATGCCAAAGAGTACCAGAAGATCCTTGAACAAAATATCTTGAAACTCAATCATAAGAGCTTTCACCAGATAGTAGTACTGGGGTCATCCTCCTTCATTCCTTTCATGCAACTCAGTGCGAACTACAGAAAAGATGTTATTGAGGATCTTCTGGACATTGGTGTTTTCTCTAAGATGAACAGTCTCTTGAAAGAGAAGACTAGCAGTCTTAGGGAAAACATTAAAGATGTAACTCACAAGATTGAACTACAAGGTACTAAAATTGACTCCCAGAAAAAGTATATTAGAGATATAGAAAATCTAAACAATCAGCAAAAGAAAGAAAAGAAAAATCTGATTGAGGAATATAGGACTGAAATAAAAACTTTACAATCTACTAATAAAGAACTATCAGATAAAATTAATGATAGAGCAGATGATGTCAATAAAGAGAAACAACAAATAGAATCAGCAATATCTCAACTTAATACATATAAGACTAAATTTTCTACACAAGTTAATAAAATTGTAAAAGAAGTTAGATTCTTTGAAGAGAATGATATATGTCCTACTTGTGATCAATCCATAACTTTAGATGTTAAGAATGATCGTATTGCAACCGGAAAGAACAAAGCAAAAGAACTTCAGGAAGCTATGGAAAGAGCTGATAGTAATTTGTCTAATAAACAAAGTGCTCTGTCAACAGTAGAAGATGAGATATCAACAATTAGAGAGTATCAATCTAATGTATATGCTAATAATCAATCAATAGATAACTTTCAAAAAGCTATTGACAGAATATTAGTAGAAATAGAAGATACAAAAGGAGATGTAGAACAAGAGAAAAAATCTCTATCTTCTATGCAAAAGTGTCATAGTGATAATATAGAAAATAAACTAAAACTAAACGAGCAGTTTCAATACAATCAAGTAATAGCTACAATGCTGAAAGATACAGGGATCAAGACAAAGATCATTAAACAGTATCTTCCGGTTATTAACAAACTATGTAATCAATTCTTACAGATACTTGATTTCTATGTTCACTTTGAGTTAGATGAAGCATTTGTAGAAACAATAAGATCTCGTCATAGAGATCAATTTACATATGATTCATTTAGCGAAGGTGAAAAACAAAGAATAGATTTGGCATTATTGTTTACTTGGAGACAGGTAGCTAAGATGAAGAATAGTGTAGCAACTAATCTATTAATCCTTGATGAGACGTTTGATTCAAGTTTAGACCACGAAGGTGTTGACAATTTGATGAAAATCATATATGCTCTTGGGGATGATACAAATGTCTTTGTGATATCTCACAAAGGTGATGTACTCGAAGGTCGGTTTGCTAATAGAATCGAATTCGTCAAAGATAAAAACTTTAGTAGGATGCAATATGGAACTAAGTGAAGCAACAATACAATTGTTAAAGAACTTTGCTTCGATCAACTCGAATATAGTTATCAAGCAAGGTAACGTATTAAAGACTATATCAGAAGCAAAGAATGTTCTTGCCTCTGCAGTCATGTTAGAGGATATGCCTAAGGATTTTGGTATATATGATCTGAACCAATTCTTAAATGTATTGGGATTAGTTGACGTACCAAGATTGAAGTTTGAAGATAACTTCGTAACAATAGGTGATTCAACAGGAAGGACAACTATACAATATTTCTATTCAGATATGGATATGTTGACTAGCCCTTCTAAAGATATTACAATGCCTAGTGTAGATGTAAAATTTGTACTAGATAATGAAACCCTAAATAAGATTAAGCGAGCCGCATCCGCTCTGGATCATACAGCGCTTGCTATCTCAAACAATAGTGGAGTAGTTAGACTCTCGGTCATAGATCCAGAGAATACTACTTCAAATACCTTCTCCATTGATGTCGATGGAGATTTACCAGAAGAGGACTTTAAATTAATAGTTAACATTGCTAACTTAAAAATGTTACCTGGTAACTATGAAGTTGCATTGTCCTCATCATTTATCTCACATTTTACTAATGTCGAGAATAAAACTCAATATTGGATTGCATTAGAAAAGTCATCAACATTTGGAGTATAATATGACAGA